TTTAATCATATGTTTCAAAAAATCGCTAATGTTTTGAGTATTGTCTCATTCATAATGGTATCCTCTGTTATTGGTGGAGGATACTTTGGATATAAATATGTAACATCAGAACAGGTAAAGGCAAAATTAATGAATCAAATACTTGGCGAGGTAAAAGGGCTGTTACCTAATGTATTAGATAAAGGTTTACCAAAAACAACTGGAATATCTATACCAACACTACCAAAAAATTAATTGGAAATACCTGAGATAAGTATTCCAGAAATACATATTCCTGAGGTTCATATACCTTATACTTTTTTACCTAACTATGAGCATTCAAATGTAGAAGTTATAGGTTGTAATTATTATCATCGTGACACAAAAAATACAGGCAATAGAAATTTATTATTAGATGATCCAAACGGAGTAAGTAGTAACTGCCCTTATCCAAGTTTTTATCCTCTTAACTATCAACCAGATCAACTGATTATTGTTGAAGAGGCTGCGCCTATAAATAAAAAACCTGATAAATTACCAGAAGGAAAACCACCTAAAACACAGATTCCAAAAGAAGAAAAAAAAGAAGATGACTATAAACCTTGTCCACCT